TCAGGTCTGCAGGTAGTCGGAAACGAGATCGAGGATAGCCTGACGGTCGCCGTCGGCGAGATCGGCGGACTCGGGGTCATCGAACAGCAGGCCGCGGCGGGGCATGCGTTTGGTGCCGAACTCGTGGTACGCGGCCGTCGCCGAACCAAAGCCGATTTTCGCCGATCGAGCGTCCGCGGTGTGGGTCAGGCTGCGGAGCATGTCGCCGTAGCGGTCGAGCAGCCGGCCGTGCCCGTCGTCCGGGTAGGCCGCCTTGGTGCTCTCGGCCCACTTGGTCCACTTTTTCCCGCCAGGATCGGTCATGGTTTCGAAGCGGTTGCTGATGCGGGTCTCCATCAGCATGCCAATCTGGTCCAGAAGTGGCGCGGGATCGTCGATGCGCTTGCCGACCTGGTCGAGGTAGTCGGTGATGAACTTGGTGTCGGCGGTGATCGTGAGGGGCATGCGTTCAATCCTCCATCGGGTTGTCACCTTCGCCCAGCATCCAGCGGACTGCAGCTTCGACGCCCTGCTCGAAGGTCGCGCCGGGCCAGCGTGAGCCGGCGTCGAAGGCCTCCATGCACTGATTGAGTACTTCGTAGATTTCGTTTTGGGTGGGCGCGTGCATGGTGTCTCCTATCTCGTCTTCGAGCGGATCAGGTCGGCGAGTGCAGCTGCACGGGCTGCCGCCTTGCCGGCGTTGTAGCCAAAGCCGGGGTCTACGCCGATCGGGACCTGGCGGATCTCGCCGGTGCGTCGGTCCACCCACTCGCGCATCTGGACATCAGGGGCCGCCTTCTTCAGCTTCGATCCGTCAGGCGCCATCCCCCGCTCGTAGTCTCGCTGCGAGACCGCCACCACCCGACACCGACAGCGCCAACCGTTGGGCGGCAGGTAGTAGTCCCAGAACGGGTCATCGACCGGGAGCACCAGGTTGTGGAGCGAGCGATGTGAGGCGCGCACCTTTTCGTCGCCCATCGTGATGTAGCGCAGGTAGGGGAAGGCCGTCTTGGTGCGCTGGATGCGCTCCCATTGGCCTGCGGCGTAGGCAGTGCGGGTGTTGGTGTCGTAGATCAGCTTGAGGCGGCGGGCATCGAAGGTGGTGGTGCGCTGCTCACCGTCCTTGCCGGTGATCGTCTTCTCGCCCCACCAGCCCGCATCGACCAGTGCCCGCTTGATGTCGCGCATCCAGTCCCGGCGGGACAACTCGCCATCGACCGATCGGGTGATCGCATCGCGAATCGTCTTGAGCAGGTCCGCTCGAGCCAGGCGCGACACAGTGAACTGGGCCGCATGTTCGTCCTGCCACAGCTCGTACCAGTCATCGGTGGTCGTGAGCAGATCGCGCGCCTGCAGATAGGCGATCGCCTCTTGGGGCGTGAGCTTGAAGACCTGGGCGAACTCTGCGGGCGTCATTCATCACCCCCCTCATCGGGAAGTGGAGGTTGTGCCGCAACCAGCGCCTTTACGGCCTGTATGACGTCATCGATCTCGAACTCTCTTCGAGTGTCCCCAAGGGCTGTTCGGATGCGGCGGATGCCCATTTCCCAACGATCTTTCCGCACGATCTTGCCGTCTTCACGAAACTCGTAGTCATCGGGGTCGGCATCCCGAAACTCCGGCATACGGAAGTCCCGCTCAGTGACCTGTCTCATAACGTTCACCCTCCCGCATTTGCCGCCAGACGCGCCGCGCCGGCCAGTTGCGCGAGGCGCTCGGCGAGCGGGCCCGCGTCGGGGGCGTTTTCGGCGGCGAGCAACGCGCTGATGCGCTGCAGCACCTGCTCGGCGGTCTCGCCGGCGGCTGCGGCGTCGGCGATCGCGGCAAGCACTGGGTCGGTGATCGGCGTGATGACCTCCTCCCATTCGCCCAGCGCTTCATCCACGGCATCGTCGATCGCATCGCGCCCGCCGGGCTCGGCAAAGCTCGCCGTCGCCCCTTTCTGTGTCTCGGCTACAGATTCCTGTACTTCGCCATCAGATTCCGCGTTGTCGACAACAGGAACGGCTGCGGGGCGCTGCCCCGGCAGAACAGGCGGTTGTACGGGCGTCGGCGCCTTCTTCTCCCAGCCCTCTCCGTACTTCGCCCGCACCGCGTCCAGGTTGAGCTCGAAGCCCATCTCCGACACGTTCTTGTCCGTCTCGCTGCTCGCCTTCAGGTCTTCCTCCTCGGCGATCACGCGATACACCAGGCACGGTGCCAGCCCGTTGTACTCGCAGATCCAGCGGATCAAGGTGCTGTTGAGCGTATCGCTCAAAAGATCGCTGTCGGCCTGCACCAGGTCGAGGCGCACCGCTGTACGCTCCTTGCTCGCCGCGGCCAACGCGCCGCCACCGCTCGTGCGCGGCTCCTGCCCGAGCAGCACGCCAGCGATCCAGTCGTCCATGTAGTTGCACAGCGATTCCTGCGTCGACACCGACCCCGTCAGCTTGCTCTCGAGCAGCTCGATCTGCATGCCCTCGGGTGTCATCACCACGCCATCGTTGCTGATCGCGCGCAGCGCATCGAACAGCGTGCCCTTCTCCTTCGGGCCGGCATTGCGCGGGTACTTGCCCCACGGCGTGGGGCTGCCGAAGCGGTCGTTGAGCTTGTTCCAGGCGATGATGCCCTTGCGCTTGAAGAAAACCGGCCAGTACAGCTGCAGGCCCAGCCCCGTTCCGTAAGGGTTGTCGTCCTCGGGATTGACCCGATGCACGATGAACTTGCGGTCCTTGAGCTGCACGCCGGTCAGCATGTTCTCGCGCGTCAGCAGGCGCAGCTCGGGTGGCGCGTTCTCGTCCTGCTGGACGAACCGGAAGCGGCGCTGCGCCCGCTTCACCACCCGCTCGGGCACGATCCTCCCGTCGCGCACTGCCCACACGATCTCGCTCACCGCAAAGCCGCGCAGCAGCGCGTCCATCAAGTCACGGCACACCTGGTCGAACGCACAGCGCTTCAGGATATCGGTCACCACCTCCGCGGAGGCTGTACCGGCCTCGCCGTCCTCCACCGGCTCCACCTGCCATGGGCGCGAGATCAGCGCCAACTGGCGCTTCTGCAACCCCTCGAAGACTTTCCCGTCGCGCTTCAGGTCGCGGTACAGCTCGCCGTTCGGGTCGCCCTTCTCCAGCAGCAGCGGATCGTTCGTCTGCAGCACGCCCATGTACGTGCTCTCGAACGGATCACGTAGCCGGTTGGCGACTTCGGTGCCCAGCTCGGGCGCGGGAAGTCGCGTCGTTTTCTTAGCCATGCAGGAATCCTTGGATGTCGGCGCCGCGCGGGCCGTCGCTCGTGACTTCAATGGGAGCGGCCATGTTCAACGCCGCGTACTCGGTGAGCACGAGAGAAACGGCAAAGTCTCCATGCCGATAGAGCTCCGGCTCTTTCAGGTCCTTTGTATTGACGGGAAGGACGCGAGGGATGCCGTCGACGTTCTCAATGGCCCGCAGGTCCTCTTCGACGTTCGCGTCGCGGGGGAGGTCGTAGTCATCGTCCTCGAAACGCTGCACCATCTTCGGCATGTACTCGGCGTACCACTTCACGTTGAGTACAACCTGGTGGATGCAGTCGTGGCCGTAACGATCGGCCGTGTACTCGGCAAGCGTCAGCCCGGGGCCGGTCGCATCCATCGCCCCACCACGGAACATCGGTCCAAGCAGCTCAATAAGTGCCCAGAGAATCCGCTCCTGCTGTCGCGACGGAACGTTGTGTAGTTCGATCACGAACGGCACGAAGCGGCTCAGAGACTGCGTGATCTGTGCCGGCGTGATCACGGTGAAGTTGCGATGGCGCGCGAAGTCCATGCCGAACACCGTTTGCAGGTTCGGGTCCAGACGCGCAATCAACGGCTTCATGAATACCTTGACCCACATCGCAGCCACCAGGTCGCGCTCGAACTCGGTCTTGCGCACGAAATCGTCGTCGAGCGTCAGACGAAGCACGGGGCGATCCCCCTTCATCGCGCGGTCGATCCAGACCCCGGGGATTGCAACGCCTCCGCCGTCGCGAGGGATCGCATCCAGTTCCTCTCGCATCGCCGCCTGCCGAGGGCCATAGGCGTGGCGGATCTTGGCGTACCACGCCTTCTTCGCTTCCGGCGACGGCGACCATCCCCTCATCATGCACACCCGCTCGTACAGCCCATTTCGTACTGCATCATCAAACGTAGCCGTATAGACTTTGGCGTCGCTCCCGTACCGACCTTTCTCGATGTCCTGGCATAGTTGGTTGAAAGGGTTGCTACGGCCGTTATGAGTCGAGATCACTCGGATCTTGCCGCCCCAGATCAGCAGCGCAGTCGCGGCATCCAGCACCGCCTGAACGTTCTGGTGGAACGCGGCTTCGTCGATGACCACGATCCCCTGCAGGCCCCGAATTGAAGCGGGCCGGGACGATAGGGCGACAATCGAAAAGCCGGACGAGAACCGAATGCGAAAGGCGCTGATCATCTGCGTCGAGCCATCGTCCCGTTGGTCCTCGAAGAGGAACTCTTCGATCCTCGAGATACCCATGGACTGCGCCTCGGCGATCACCCGTGCGAAGTGCGCGCAATACCCGATGAATTCCAACCCCTTTTCTTTCGCGTCCGGGATGTAGTAGACGTTGTCGCCGCCCGCGCTCTTGCGGCTGCTCGCGGTCAATGTGTCATCAAGAGCCTCAGCAAAGGTGATGCCCGTTCTGCGCCCCTTCGATGCCGCTTTCAATGACGCCTCTATGGCGCACCATTCGGCCTGGTGCTTCATCAGTACGCCATCGGCCAGCGGGTTCATATCGGCTGGAATCTGCTTCACCGACTCCGGCAGTTCTTCCCACTCGACAATGCGTACCGTGTCGGCGCGCGGTCTCAGTTCGTTCACGCGCGGATCCCCAACACCTTCCTGCGCCAGAAGTCGACCTGCGCTTCGTCCATGCCCTGGGCTTTCGCCTCGGCTTGAAGGTTCGCGTCCTGCTCCTCGAGCAGCTTCTCGCGCGCCGACTTCGCCACCGCCTGGCGCTCGCGCAGGTTCAGGCTGCGCGCCTCCTGCGCAGCCTTCGCCGCACGCGCCAGGTCGAGCACGTCGCCGATCTCCAGCGTCTGGTCGGACTGGATCGCGTTCATCGCCGTCTTGCTCGCCAGCGTCGTCACTGCCTGGGCCAGCAGCGCGCCGCTCTTGGCGTCGAACTCCTCGCCCAGCTCCGCCACCAGCGCTTCGGCCGCGGCCGCCATTTCGCGCTCGTGCGCCACGATCTCCTGCACGCCCTGGCCGAACCGATGCAGCGCGCTGCGGCTGGGCAGCTCGCCGCTGGCTGCGGCGGCCGGAAAGGTCGCGTGCAGGTCCGCGATCAGCTCGTCGAGCGTCAGGCGGTTCTCGCGCAGCCGGCGCAGGATGTGCGCGCGCACGCCCGGCGACTGCTTATCCACGGAAGACTTGCGGCCCACGGTCAAGCCCTCGGCCGCGCAATGCCGTCGATCGTCACTCGCCCCTCGGCCGCGTCCTGCCCGCGTTCGGCCAGCGTCGCCACCAGCACCGACCCGGCCTCGTCCACGGCGAGCGTGCCCACCTCGGCCAGCCAGCGCAGCTCGGCCTTCACCTGGTCGCGCGTCCACGAATGCCCGAGCTGGTGCAGCAGGTTCGCGATCACCGAGCTGTTGCCCCGGTAACTCGGCAGCTCGCACAGGATGCGCAGGATCACCAGGCGCATGTCACGGCGAAGAAAGTCGGAATAGCTCATCGGCGCCTCACTTGTGCTGCAGCAGGTAATCGTTGATGCGGTCCAGGCTGCGCGCCAGCGGCTGCATGCTGTCGGTCACCCCCTCGAGCTTGGCGTCCAGCCGCTCCAGCCGGCCCATCAGCTCGTTGAGCTGGTTGTGGCTCGGCACCGCGCGCATCTCCGCCTCCAGCGTGGTGATGCGCGTGCGCAGCTCCAGCAGCTCCTTGGCGCTCGCCGCCTGGCGGCCGATCAGCCACGAATAGATGCCGATCACCCCGATCACCACCCATTGCATCGTCCCGAAGCCGAAGTTCAGCTGCTCGATGTTCATCGAGGCCCCTCCTCATGCCAGCCGATCAACGCATCGAGCCGGCGCCGGCACTCGTCGTACCGCCCGCCGGCATCGAGCGCCCAGCGGGCGACGTGGGTATCGGTGGCAACGTGTCCGGCATCCGCTCGAGCAGCGCCGCCGGCGGCGTCGGGCAAATCGGCATCGAGGCCGGGGGCGCCGTCGAGCACCCGCAAAGCAGGCTCGTCCAGGCACACACGGCCAGTGGTCGTGCGGGAAATCGCATCGTCTCGCTCCTTGCGCAGCCGCCCCGTCTCGCGGATCGCGGCGGCCAGTTGGCGGCTCAGCGTGTCGCCGCGCGTCTGCGCCGCCTGCAGGCGCTCGAGCGCCTCGCGGGTCGCCGCCTGTTCGGCCTGCAGGGTGCGCTCGCGCTCGGCAGCGGCCGCGCGTGCGCCGCTCGCCGCGCCGGCCTGGTAGCTCATCCAGCCCACCACGGTCAGCACCACCAGCAGCGCCGCGCCCATCGCCAAGGCAAGCGCCCCGTCGAAGTACTTGCCGATCATGCCCAGCCCTCGTTCCGCTGCCGGTAGCGATTCCACAGCACCACGGCGCCTACGATCAGCGCCACGGCCGCCACCACCAGCAAAGGATCGATGCCCAGGCCCGTAGCCACCGCGCGCACATCGGCGGATGTCGCCGAGGCCATCGCAATCGCCCCCGTCGCCATCGACACCGCCCCCGACTGCGCGATCGGGCTCGCCGCCATGCGCGACTCGGGCTCGGCCGCCGGCATGTCTGCCATCGCACCCGCTGCCGCATCGGGCAGCGCATCCAGCGGCGGGTGATACGAACTGTCACGGCTCAGGTACAGCGCCGCCTCGCGCGCACGCCGCGCGGTCAGCCCGCGCACCTCTTCCAGCACACCCCGCACGCGCGCCTTGTTCCACAGCCCGAAGGCCCGCGCCGCCGCCAGCGCATTGCCGGCGTTGTGGGCGCGCAGCACGCTCGAGCGCGCAAAGCCCGCCAGGCCCACGTTGTAGGCCAGGCTCACCATGGCCGCGAGCTGGTGCGGCGTCGCAGGGCGGGCCAGCAACGCCTCCACGTTCTGCGCAAACTCGCCCAGCCGGCTGCAAAGCAGCCGATCGGCCTCGTCCTGGGTCATCACATCGCCGGGGCGAACGTTTTCCGTCTCGCCCCAGCCGATGGTCCACACCCCTGCGATGTCGCGGTACGCCCGCAACCGACAGCCCTCGCTGCGCGCAACCTCGACCACGCCCGGCCAGATGATTGGCCAGTGCAGTGCACTGTCCGGCAGAATCTCCACGGCGCCCACCCCCTGAAAATGACAACGCCCTCATGATCGAGGGCGTGTGGGGGTGGGGCTAAATGAAGGGGTTCAATGCTGACCGGAGAGCATGATCAATGCTTCGATCCAGTCGCCGGCCACCCGATAGACCTGTTCTTCGATGCAATCTGACACTGGACATCTTCACCGATTCCAGAGTGCTTAATCGACGCGGCAAGTGCCTCTTCTGCCTTGGCGACGCGCTCGCGCTCCCGGAGCGAGGAGCGGAAGCGCCTTAGCTCCTCCTGCCAATACGCGTGCGCCAAAACCGAGTGGGTCGAAAACCCCACGGCAGCGCCCGCCATTGCGACAGCGAACGCATAGGCCGGCATCTTCCCCTCGACAAGCACCGAGGGCACGAGGACCAGGATCGCAGCCAGCACATTGCCCGCGGCGTACAGCCACACGGTCTTCACGGCCTTGCGCGCCTTCGCCTCGAGTTCCCTGTGCTCTTCCGGCGAAAGGTTCGGCGCCTCGGTCACATCCGCAACTTTGAGGGCAAAGGCCATCACCGTCACCCACACCGTGCCGATGAAAACAGCGGACGTCTTCGAAACCGCCCCGATCAGGTGATAAGGCGACCAGAGAAAAACAGCCCACCCCGCGAGCGCCCCGAGCAGCATGAGGCTCGCTTGAGAAACACGTCCCGCCGGGTTGAGCTTGATCTTCATGCCTTCAGCTTATACGGGGATCTGTCTGCTTTCCACCAACTCTCGTTCAACACCGAGACGCTTCAGTCGGGCGTCAGTTCTTGCTCGACAAGGGCTGGCTGCCGCCGAACAGCCTGCGAAAAGATCCTGAGCCGCTCGGTCTCCTGCCTCGAAAGCTCGACGGTCTGATCGACTTTCTTCGCCTCCTGGCGTTCGGAAATCCATGTCTTGCCGATCGCTACGCAACCGGCCACGACGGCGATTCCAAGGATGGTGATGGCGAGGCTGCGGGAGTCCATTTTTTCAATCGCCTTGCGCGTCAGCTCGGACAGCTGGCGGTCTTCGTACGGGAGGTTACGCAGATTCGGTCCGCCGTAACAGCTTCGAACACGTCACCAAGGAATACTCTTGCCGGGCTACTGGCCGCGCGGCGTAAAGCGATGCGTCAACCTTATCTGAGATCGTCCTATATCAGGCCGAGGCGCCTCAGTTTGATCAAAATCGCTTCGCGGTGGAGTTCATCACGCGGTCCGACGTGAAGCAGCCTGATGCCGAGTCGCCTTGCCAGCGCCACCTTCCTTGCGTCTCGATGCTTCTGGTTGTTGAAGTCGTCCTCTGTTTGCCAGTGAGGCAGCCGGTCATCGTGTTGTTGCCCCTGGTACTCGAAGCCCAGTTGCAAAGCGGGCACCCATACGTCGATCTCGAGTCCCAGCAACTCGCGTCCTCGATAACGGCGAGTCACGTTAGCACCCCCAAATATCGCGCACACCGATTCGTAGAGGATCTGCTCTCGGATCGGCTTGCCCTTTTCTGGATACCCCATCCGCTGGCGTAATTCCCGCTCGTCTTCCTCGGAGAGGGCATGGCGCGCGCCTGCAAACTGCCGGGAAAATTCGCTCGCGTAGACATACGTGAGCGGCTTGTCTGGGCCTGCTATCGGATCGTCAAGTTCAATCCCCTCTAGTTCGGAAACGACCCAGGAACAGCAGCGCTGCGCGTTGTAGCGGGCGCCGAGCCAAACGATGACACGGCCCGTCGCACCGCTTTTGACCTCGGCTATTCCTGCCAGGGTGATCTCCGGCGGTGGGTGAACAATCGAAGGGGATGTTGCACTTGAAATGACAAGACCGAAATTGCCAAGCAACAGCGGTGGGACGGCGACGAACCGCGCCGGATGCCTGCACGATCCATAGTCGTAGCGGTAGTTCAGCGAGCTGAACGAGTAATCGTCGGTCCCGTAGCGAAAGCAAAACTCCGCGTCATGCACATTCCCGTTCGGGTCAGTGAACGGCGCGAAACTGAATATCGTCGCGTTCTTGCGTAGCAGCCTAGACGGTGCCGGTCGTACCTGATGCCCCATCAAGGCCAGCTCGTGCTCGAGGCGCCTTTGTATGAGATGACGTAAGTCGGACGCATAGCTGACACTCAGCCGCCGCGGGAAATCCGCCGTCTCCAACAGCAGCCGTTCCCATTGCCCAGGCATTAAGCAGGCTGCCGACGCAGTGGTCGAATGCATCGCTACCTCCGATGCGCCTCGACCATCGCCCGCGCCACCTGGCGCAGCATCTGGCGCCCCTCGTCCGGTGCGGCGCGGTAGGCGCGCACCAGCTCACACTCGTCTTCGCTCAGTTGCCCGGGCACCTGCAGCACGATCACGTCGCGCCCGGCGGCCAGCCCCACAGCGCCGTTGAACTCCTGATTCATCCGATCTTTCCGTTCTTTCCCTGCTTCACCTTGCCCAGCGTTACGTGCTTCACGTCCCGGCCGGCGACGTTTGTCACTGGGGCATTGATGACTTGGTTCGACGGCTTGAGCGCGCCAAGTTGGGCCTCAATCTTCTTCGCGCCTTCCACAAGGACAGAAGCCAGATCGGGCTGCGAGTACATGAGCGCCACGGCCTCAAGTGCCAACTTGTCCTCCGCGGAGAGGGATCGGTAGAGGCTCAAGAGGCGCTCTTCGCTGGCGTCGATACCCAAAGAATCGAACTGGCGGACCCCCAGCAGTAGATATCCGACGTCGACTCCGACCTCTTTGAGCCTCCCCAAAAATGACGACGGGGGCTCCCTGTCGCCGTTTTCATAGTTGCAGTAGGTCCGCTTCGCGACGCCGCCGGCCTTCGCCATTTCCTCTTGCGTCAAGCCCAGCCTTTCACGCTCTTCAGCTAGGCGCTCATGAAATTGCATGTTCATGCAGTTTCTCCTGTTGACACATTGCACGTTCGTGCAACAATATAAGCACACAAACAGCGCCGAATTCGCCGCCAAGCATCCCGGACGCTGCCCCCCTCAACACACTCACGAGGCCAATCATGACCACCGCGCAATTCAAGGCCCTGCTGCGCCGGCAGGGCAAAACCATCCGCCAGTGGGCGGAAGAAAACGGCTTTCCGCCCGAGGCCGTCTATCGGGCGCTGAACGGCGTCGAGAAGGGCAACTTCGGCCGCGCGCACGAAATCCTTGTGCGTGCCGGCATCAAGCAGTCCGAACTGCTCGCCGCATGAGGCCCGCCATGCAACTCGCCCTCCACCTGCCCAACCCGCTCGCCGCCCGCGAGGTGCTGTTCCTCTCGACCGACGGCCAGCCCTTCACCACGTCCCGCGCCGTAGCCGAGCGCTTCGGCAAGCAGCACAAGGATGTGCTCAAGGCCATCAATAACCTGCTTGCCGCGCTGCCCGATCCGGAGTTCGGACGGCGCAATTTTGCGCCGTCCTCCTACCTCAACGAGCAGAACAAACCTCAACCCGAATACCGCCTCACGCACGACGGCTTCGCCTTCCTCGCCATGCGCTTCACCGGCGCCGAGGCGATGGCCTGGCAGATCGCCTTCCTCCAGGCCTTCAACGCCATTGAGGCCGAGCTGCGCGCCAAGACCGAGCGTTTCGCTGCCGCGCTCGACCAAGTGCGTCCGATGTTGCGCCCGGTGGTCGAGTGCACCGAGGCCGGCTACTCCCGCGCCGACATCGCCGCGCCCCTGGGCAAGTCGCCCGCCGCCATCACCTACCACCGCCGCGCCGCCCGCCGGCTCGGCTTGCTCGCCGCATGAGGCCCGCCATGACCACCCATTCAGCTTCCCCCGCCATGCCTGCACACGGGGCACCACCAGTAGCCGTCCCCGTTGCCGCACAGCACGACCTTGTTGCCCGTCTCGAAGCACGGCTGGCAGACGAAGTGGGGCACCTCGTCGGCGCGCTCCAGCAGTTCTCCGGCGCGACGCAGGCGATACGCAAAGAACTCCCCGCCGACGCCCAGTACGGCCAGCTCATAACGCTCTTTCTCGGCACGGCCAGCCTCCAGCTCGCGTATGCGCTGCTCAAGGACGGGAACCTGCCGCTGCTGCTCGGCGACGGCACCGAGCACCTGCAAAAGCTGGGCCTGCGCTTCGATGAGCTTTTCCGTGAACTCGATGTGGATGGTCGCCGCTTTCTGGCGGTCGCGCTCGTGTAGCAGCAAGCCGCCGATCTATGACCCGTCCATCCGTGGCTCCCTTTCTTCATCGCGCCCTCGATTCTACGACGGGCAAATGATTTTCAAGGCAGAAAAAATGCTCACCGTATTCATTCCCGATCTCCCCGCCGGCTGGGAAGGCCAGCAACGCAGGATCGCCGCCGATCTCACCGTGCAGGTGCAGGGCAAGCGCTATCCCGTCGGCGGCACGCCGGGCCACCTGGTTGCCCTCCGTGGCGCCGTGCTCGTCCCCCAGCAGCGGCGCGTGGGTGCCGATCTCGCGATCACATTCGAGGGCCGCCGCTACCGCGTGCCTTTTGCCCAGGTGGGGGCGCTGGTCTTTGTGCAGCCGGCGGAAGCGCCGCCAGCAGTGTTTGTGTTTCCAGATGGATGGACGCCAGGCACTTCGGCATCAGCACCCCGCGCTCACAGTCCTTTGCGTAGGCGTCGTGAGCCGAGCAGATCGGCGCCACCCGACACCGGGGCCATCGCTCGAAGAAGGCGTGCCAGTACCCATCCGGGCATTCGAGCCGCGCATCCAGCCACGCGGCCGGCGCCGTTGCCCGCCCGCACGTCGGGCAGCCGCGCCGGGGCAAATCGCGCGATCCGTCTGCTGCCGCTCCAGGCCGTGCCCCCGGCACCCGCACCCGGAACTCATGCCCACAGAAAGGGCAGCGGTATTGCATATCCATGACCGTGTTCTCCCGTCGTGACCGATGGGCGAATTCTAGGCGGCCGTAGCCGCGTTTCAGCCCTTCCAAGCCCCTGTTTGTTTCGACCCGCCCCCGATCGAGCCCTTCCAATGACCCGCCGCCATTCTTCCCCCGTCCCCAGCTCGCTGCGCGCCGCGTTCGAAGCGGACAAGCTGAGTGCGCTCAAGCACCGCCGCCTCAACGTCGAGCGCCTGGCCGAGCTGCTCGGTACGACGCCCGCCACCCTCTACAAGTGGATCGAGACCGACACGATGCCGGTGCGCGCGCTCATCGCCTGGCAGCACCTCACAGGCGCCGTCCACGTGGTGCGCTACCTCGCCAGCCGCGAGGGCGCGGTGGTGGTCGCCATCCCCACCGGGCGCACCGCCAGCGCCGAGGACGTGCATGCCCTGCAGGCCACCGTCAATGACGCCATCGGCGCGCTGCTCGACTACCTGCGCGGCTCGCTCGACCGCGACAGCACCCTGGGGCGGCTCACCACCGGCCTTGAATCGCTCGCCTGGCACCGCGCCAACGTCGAGAAGGCCGACCAACCCGAACTGGAGTTCTGACCATGAGCACCTTCATCCCCGCCGACCTCGTTGTCGACCAGGCCCGTCTGCGCATGCAGACCTGCCTCCAGGACGCCCGCATCGCCGCCGACCTGCTGCGCGCCGGGCGCATCGACTGGCTTACCGCTCACCACCTGGTCGGCGCCCAGCAGACCATGGTCAACACCACCAGCTGGACGCTCGAGGCCGTGCTCGACGCCGCCGGCGTGGCTGACGCGCTCGGGAAGGTGATCGATCTGCGCGACACCACCCAGGCCGCCCTGCAGGCCCTGCAGGACGTGCTGCGCGAGCGCCACCTCTTCGACAGCCCCGCCGCGCGGAGGGACGCATGAGCCGCAACACCGACTACACCAACGCCGCGCAGCAGCGCCTGCTGCGCCTGCTCGTGGTGCTCTTCGGCGACGTGGTCAACGGCTACGCCGCCGGCGCCCTGGCCAAGGCCGTGGGCTGCTCGCCCGGCGTGATGACGCGCGATCTCGACAACCTGCGCACCGCCGGCGTCGCCGAGAAGGACGAGGACACCGGCCTGTGGCGCCTCACCGCCCGCCTGCCGCAGCAGGCCGTGAAGGTCTATGCCGCCATCGGCCGCGCCGAGACCCGCCTGGCCGAAGCCAAGGCTGCCATTCACCGCAACAGCGATTACTGAATCACCTATCCAGGGAGCCAGAAAAAATGACCGCAGGACGCAAACCCCTCGCCGTGCCCGACATTGTCGACGTCGAGGATGAATCGGAATCGGCAAGCAACGGGCTCGCAGTGATGCGAGAGCAAGTGCGCGAGCTCGCCGTGCGCAACGTCGAGGCCGAACAGCATGTCCGTGCCGTAGCGCTGCAGGTGGGCTACCAACTGCCCGCCGACTGCACCGACCCGGACCTGATCCAGCGCGACATCAGCGCCAACATGCGGCGCTCGGTCGAAGCTTGCCTGGAAGTGGGGCGCGGGCTCGTGGTCCTGAAAGAGGCCTGCGATCACGGGCAGTTTGCCGCGCGGCTGGACGTACTTGGCATTGACGCGAGGGTCGCGCAGCGGTTCATGTCGTCCGCGCGGAAATTCTCAAATGCGGCGTCAACGCCGCTTTTGAAAGCGGCCGGCAGCCAGACAAAGCTGTTTGAACTCTTGGTGCTCGATGACAGCCAGGTCGAGGAACTCGAGCTCACCGGCCAGACCGGCGAACTCACGCTCGACGATGTGGCCGCGATGTCGGTCAAGGAACTGCGCGCCAAGCTGCGCGAACTGCGCCACGAGCTCAAGGCCACCGAAGAAATCTCCGCCGAGAAGACCGTCGAGATCGAGCGCCTGCGCGAGGCGGGCGTGCGCATCAGGCGGCAGCCGCCCGACGCGGTGCTGGCCGAGCTGGCGAAGGAAACCGCCGGAATGGTGACCGAGACACTGAACAAGCTGCGCACCTCGGTGAATTCGGCTTTCACGGCGCTGGCCCAGCACTATGTGGAGCATGGCGGCGGCGATTGCCGGCACCTGATGGCAGGTCATGTGGGCGAGCTGCAGCGCGCGCTCAATGAGCTGCGCGAGGCCTTCAACCTGCGCGACATCGAAGGCGACGGCACCCCCGAGTGGATGAGCTGGCCGGGCAACACGGCAGCCCCCGAGGCTGAGTAGACAAGGGGCGCGCCATGGGACCCGCAATGATCGAAGCCCTGCTCGACCTGCAGGCCCGCCTGCAGCGGGCCGGCTATGGCGGCAAGGGGGCGGTGATGGATGACGCCTGCCGCCGCCTGCGCATGTCCAAGGCGACCCTGCACCGCAAACTCAAGGAGGTGGTCGTGCAACCCGAACGCAAGCGCCGTGTGGATGCGGGCCAGTGCACGCTGACACTGAAAGAAGCCGAGATCATCAGCGCGGTGATGATGGAGGGCTACCGCGCCAACGACAAGAAGATTTTGAGCCTGCCCAAGGTGCTGGAGATCGTCCGCGGTGATGGCCGCGTGCGGGCCGAGGTGGTGGACGCGGACGGTGTGCTCAGCCCGCTGTCGGCCTCGGCCGTGGCACGCGCGCTGCGCCGCTACCGGCTGCATCCCGAGCAGTTGCGCCGGCCGGCGCCGGCCACGCCGATGCGTACCGAGCACCCGAACGAGGTGTGGCAGATCGACGCCTCGATCAGCACGCTGTTCTACGTGCCCGAAGGGGGCGTGGCCGACATGAGCCCGGCGGAGTTCTACAAAAACAAGCCGGGCAACTTCGAGAAGATCAAGCGCCAGCGCCTGACCCGGTGGGTGATCACCGACCATTGCTCGGGCAGCATTTTTGTGCACTACGTGGCGGGCGGCGAGAGCATCGCCAGCATGGCCGAGGCGCTGCTGGCGGCGATGGCCGAGCGCCCCGGCCACCAGATGTACGGTGCGCCGCTGGCGCTGATGATGGACCCCGGGGTGGGCATCACCCCCGCCTTCCGGCGCCTGCTGCGGGCGTTGCAGATCGAGCAGATCATCAACGCCGTGGGCAACCCGCGCGCCAAGGGGCAGGTGGAAGGCGCACAGAACATCGTCGAATGCGACTTCGAGAGTGGCTTCAAGCTCACCCACGTGCCGAGCATTGCGTGGATCAACGAGCAGGCCATGCGCTGGATGCGCTGGTTCAACAGTACCCGAGTGCATTCGCGCACCGAGGTCACGCGCTGGGCGAAGTGGATGGAGATCCGCGCGGATGTCTTGCGCGTGGTCGACGTGTCGCTGGCGCGCCAGCTGCTGTCCAGTGAGCCCGAAACCCGCGCGGTGAATCAGTTCCTGCAGGTGCAGTTCGATGGCGCGCTGTGGTCGGTGCGCGACGTGCCCAATGTGATGGTGGGCGAGAGGCTCGACATCACCTGGAACCCGCTGCGGCCGGAGGCGGCGTTTGTGGTCGACCGCGAGGACGGCCAGGAAGTGCTGATCGAGATCCCGAAGGTTGAGCGTGACGATAACGGCTTTTTCGCGGATGCCGCCCACATCAGGCACGAATACAAGGCCATGCCGAGCACCGCGGCCGATGCCGGGCGCAAGCGCGTGGAGGCGCTGGCCACTGGTGCGGCCAGCGAGGCCGAGGCCAAGGCTGCGCGCCGCGCCAAGCAAACGCCCTTTGGCGGCACGCTGGACCCGTACAAGCACCTGGATGACGTGCCGGACGTGGTGCTGCTGCCGCGCCGCGGTACCGAGCTGGTGCCCCAGGTGCGCACGGCCAGTGTCGTGCCGATTGTGCGCCTGACCGCATTCCAGGCATTGCAAGCACTGAGCCGCATGGGGGTCACGCCCACCGCCGACACCCACGCCCGCATCGCCGAGTGGTACCCGGACGGCGTGCCCGAAACCGACATCGAGCAACTGAAGCACCGGCTCACCGTGCGCCGCGGTCTGCGCGTGGTGGGTGGGCAATGAACCCTGGAGATCCTGTGCTGAACCTGAAACTGCTGCTGCTGCAATTGGGCACCAACCAGAGCGAGCTGGCGCGCGCCGCCGAAGTCAGCCCGGCCACCGTGGCGCAACTGGCCAACCACGGAATGTGGCCGCGCAACAGCGCCCGCCGCCGCGCGCTGCGCACCGCCATCGAGCAGGCGCTTGCCGCCGCGGGCGCCACGCCGGCGCAAGTGGAAAGCGCATTCGAACACGGGCCCCGGTCGCGCAAGGGTGGCGCCGCCGGCGCGGCCGAGGCCCTGGAACACCCCGAACCCACCGACTCACCTGATCCGCACGACGAGGACGAGCAAATGTTACTTCGCAACAAACACCTGACCCCGGATGCATGCGCGCACTTCGGCCTGCCGCGCAGCCCCTTCGTGGATGACGTGCGCGCGCTCGACGACGTCTTCGCCAGCGCCGCCACCCGCCGCACCCGTGCCGCGCTGATGGACTGCGCGCTCAACCAGGGCTTTCTGGCCCTCGTGGGCGAATCGGGCAGCGGCAAGACCACCCTGCGCGAAGAGCTCGAGGAGCGCATCCGCATCGAGAACCGCCCGGTGGTGGTGATCAAGCCCTACGTGATGGAGATGGAAAAGACCGAGCGCAGCGGCAAACCGATGTGGGCCGGGCAGGTGTCCGAGGCCATCATCCGCGAGTTCGACCCCTCGGGCAGCATCCCGAGCTCGACCCAGGCGCGCAGCAAGCGCGTGCGCGACCTGCTCGCCGCCAGCCAGCAGGCCGGCTACAACAACCTGCTGGTGATCGAAGAGGCGCACCGCCTGCCGGTGAGCACGCTGCGCGCCCTCAAGGGCTACATGGAGCTCAAGGTCGGCCTGCGCCGCCTGCTCGGCGTGGTGCTGATCGGCCAGCCCGAGCTCGACAACACGCTCAGCGACAAGCTCGGCGACGTGCGCGAGATCGTGCAGCGCTGCGAGCGTCGCGAAATGCTGCCGCTCGACGACGATCTGCGCCCCTACCTGGCGCACAAGTTCGCCCGCGTCGGCACGCCGATCGACAGCGTGCTCGACGAGGCCGCGATCGACGCCATCCGCGTGCGCCTGGTGCACCGCCCGCGTGGCGGCAGCCCGGCCGAGGCGCGCAGCATCTGCTACCCGCTGTTGTGCAACAACCTGGTGGTGCGCGCCATGAACGCCGCAGCCGCGGTGGCCATGCCGCGCGTGACCGCCGACGTGATCGCGGGGTGCTGACCATGGCGACCCAGCATGAGATCGAGACCGCGCTCAACATCGCCGACCGCGGCGCCCGCGGCGCCCGCGTCGCCGTCACCGCCGGCGAGCTCGACAACGGCGACATCAGCCTGGTAGTGCAACTGGTCAGCGGCTGCAGCACTCCGCGCCGCATCGGCCACCTGCGCCTGAGCGAGGCTGCCGCGCTGGCGCTGACCGTGCAGCTGGGGGAGGCGCTCGGGCCATGACCTCGCTCGCATCCGCCGCGCCGGCCGCCGCCGCCGCACTCGCCGACCGCATCCTCGCCGCGATCGCGCCCAACAACAGCAAGCGCCCGGCCCGGGCGGCCGACATCGCCGCCCAGCTCGGCGGCGACGAACGGCACTTCTGGGCGGCGCTCGAGCAGTTGCGGCGCGGATGCGCCATCAATACCGCGCACATCCAGCGCGGCGCCGATCCGGCCCCCTGGCTGGCCATCTGGCCGACCGGGCTGCCCGTCGCACACCACAGCTGGCGAGACCTCAACGTCCGCGGCGGCTTCGCGGTGCATCGCACCGAAACCCCGCGCCGCTTCCCACAGTCGCCGGCCGCCCGGCGCGCAATCGAGGAGAACATCATGAGCAACAAGCCCTGCCGCCGCACCTCCGGAAAAGACCGTCGCGACCGCATCGCCGAGCTCGTTCGCGGCCGCCCGATCGCGCAAGGGCTCACCTACGCCGAGGTGGCGCGTGAGCTGGGTCTGAGCTCCCAAGGGGTGGGCTATCTGGTCGAGGAGATGCTGGGCGGCCTGCGCGTAGCCCGGGGCTGCCTGGCCGGCGAGCGCGCGAACCGTTTGTACGACCCAGCAGCAGCGATCGACGAATCCGTCGTCCCCGCCGAAAGGGTCGAGGTGCCTGCCGCCACGACACCGCCCGCCGTGCCGGCAGCCAACGTCGTCGCCGGCCTGGCCGCCATCGCCGATGCCCTCGGCGGCATGGAGCCCGCCGACGACATCGATATCGGTGCCGCCGCGGCCCAGGTGGCCGAGGCGCCGCGTGTGCAGATCCACTTTGCCTTGTGGGACGACGGTGGCCTGTCGATCTACGACGGCGACGACCTGCTGCAGATCGCGCCCGCCGACGTGGCCCGCCTGGCCCGCCTGCTCGACGGCCTGGGCCGCGTGCGGGCCAGCGAGGTTGCCGCATGAAAACCCGCTGCCCCAACTGCGGCGCCGTGATGAGCCTGGACGCGCTGATGTCGCACGAGGGCGCGCGCGAGGCGCTCGCCCTGGTCTTCCAGCTCTCGGGGGCGCTGGGTGCGGCGGTCACGCGCTACATCGGCCTGTTCCGGCCGGCGCGGCGTGAGCTGAGCCTGGACCGCGTCGCCAAGCTGCTGCGCGAGATCGTGCCCGACCTGCAGGCCCAGCGCATCGAGCGTGCCGGCGCCACCTGGCCAGCGCCGCCCGAGGCCTGGATCTGGGCCATCGGCCAGGCGCTCGAGGCGCGCGACGCGGGTCGCCTCAAGCTTCCGCTCACCTCCCATGGCTGGCTGTACGAGGTGATCAGCGGCTGGCGCCCGGCCACCGTGGCCGCGGCGCCTCAGCCCACCCAGGGGGCCGCCAACCTGCCCACGGCGCGCCCCGCGCAGCCCTCGCGCACCCTGGGCGCCATCGCCGCCCTGGAGGACCGCGCCCGTGGCTGAGATCGCCCGCTGGATCGAGCGCGAGGTGGCCCGCGGCCTGCAGGGCCTGGTCGCCCTGCGCCTGCCCGGTGCACCGGGCGAGGACGCGGTCACGCTCACCCTCGACATCTGGCTGGCGGCGCTGGCCGTGCGGGCCGCGAGCTGGGCCGAAGCGCAGGACGCGCCCCGCCTGCAGGCCGCCTTCCGCACGCTGTACGCGCAATGCACCACCTGGCCGGCGCCGCGCCAGCTGCTCGATGCGCTGCCCATCCGCGCACCGCCCACCGCGCTGCCGCCCCCGCCGATGACGGCCGAAGAGCGCGCCGCCAACCGCGCCCGCCTTGCCGCACTGATGCAACAGCTTTCCACCCGCATGACAGGACACGACCATGACCACCCCGAACACCCCCAGCGCCACCCGCGCAACCTCGGCGCATGACGACGCCCCCGCCGGCTACATGCGCAACGCCGCCAACCACCTGGTGCCGATCGACCAGGTGCGCGAACAGGACCTGCTGCGCGACCAGGTCGCGCGCGAGATCGCCGTCGAGGCGGTCGCCCTCAACCAGCGCCTGCGCGAATTCAAGGCCCGCGCCCTGGGCGACGTGGCCGACCTGGTGCGCATCGCCGGCGAAAAGTACGAGGTGAACCTCGGCGGCAAGAAAGGCAACGTGCAGATCAGCACCTACGATGGCCAGTACAAGGTGGTGCGCCAGGTGGCCGAGCGCATCGCCTTCACCGAAGAGCTCGAAGCCGCCAAGGTGCTCATCAACGGCTGCATCGAGCGCTGGAGCGAAGGCGCGAACCCGCACATCCGCGCCCTGGTCGATCGCGCCTTCCGCACCGACACCAAGGGCCAGATCAAGACCACCGCGGTGCTCGAGCTGCTGCGCCTCGAGATCGACGACGCCGAATGGCAACGCGCCATGGAGGCCATCCGCGACAGCATCCAGAGCACCGGCACAGCCACCTATGTGCGCGTGTACCAGCGCATCGGCGACTCGGACCAGTACCGCGCGATCGCGCTCGACCTGGCGGCGGTGTGACATGACCTACCCGATCGAAGTGGCGGTACGCCATCGCTACAACGCGTACAACTGCCGCATTGGGAAAACGCGGGCAAGCAGCACGAACAGCCCGCAGGTCGCCGTCGAGCGCCTGATGGACAAGCTGTGGCCGCCGGGCACGCACCGCGCAACACAGATCGCCCGCGGCGGCGACACCACCCATTTCCACATCATGCCTATCGAATTGGAGGTGAAGTATGGACAAACGTGACGACATCCTCGCCAAGATTCGCAAGTGCATGGATCTGGCCAAGTCCGGCAGTGAGCACGAGGCAGCGGCTGCACTACGGCAAGCGCAGAAGCTGATGGAGATGCATCAGGTCAGCAGCGTTGAGATGCTCGCTGCCGGCGTCGGTGAATCGAAGGCGAAGAGCGGCGCAGTCGCTCGACCCGCGAAGTGGGAGAGTGATCTTGCCGGGCGAGTTGCTCGCGCCTTTGGCTGCAAACTCATCTTCATCAGGTCTTGCTGGGACGTTGCGCACTGGCTCTTCGTTGGCGTAGCCCCCGCCAACGAGATCGCCGCCTATTCGTTCGAGGTCCTGTTGCGTCAGGCGCTCAAGGCGCGAGGCGAGTTCATCGCGACGACACTCAAGCGGATCAAGAAGTCGAACAAGACTCGCCGCGCCGACCTATTCAGCGAGAGCTGGGTGTATGCGGCGTGTGCCAATGTCGCCGCACCAACGCCTCCGGAGGGCGCAAAGAGCGCTATCGACGCGCACATGCAACTGCACCACCCCAGTCTTGGCGAGCTGGATGTGGCTGACCGGAACGCCGGTCGGAACTTGTCGGCAAAGGACGAAGCTGCGTTGGTCGCGGGGCGCCTGTCCGGGCGTGGAGCCCGGTTGCATGCAGGCGTAGCGACCACCTCCAATCTCATGCTGGAGGGTTGATCATGGTTTCGGCAACCCTGACTGCCGCCCGGGCGGCGCAGCACGCCCAGCTGATCCGCCAGATCCACACGGCCAAGCGCGACCTGGGCCTGGATGACGACACCTACCGCCTTACGCTGGCGCGCTTTGCCGCCGGCAAGACCAGCAGCAAGGACTGCAGCGCGGCCGAGCTGCACGCCGTCGTCGAGCACTTCCACGATTCGGGCTGGCCGCGGGCGGGCGGTGCGCGTCAAAAGCCGCTTTCGCCCCGGCAAAAGAAGATGTGGGCGCTGTGGCAGACGCTGGCCGACCAGGGCAAGGTGCGCAACCGCCGCATGGCGGGCCTGCTGGGCTGGATCGCCGGGCAGACCGACAACCAGGTGCAACGCCTGGAATGGCTCACCCCGGCACAGGAGCACACCCTGATCGAGTCCCTCAAGCAATGGGAGGCCCGCTGACATGAGCGCCGAGCCGAGTCGCCTGGCCCGCGCCACGGTCGACGAGCTGGCCCCGCTCGCTGCGCTGCTGGACCCGGCCTACCCGGAGAACTGGGCGCGCATCGCCGAGTGCCTGTACCTGTCGCTGCGCGACCGCCTGCCTGGTGAGGCCACGGCGCATGCTCACCTCGCGCTCGAGCTGGCCGAAGGGCTGCGCGCCGAGCTCGGCGGCAGCCAGTTCTATCTGGCCAAGGGCCAGGGCTACGAGCTGAGCCTGCGCGACCGCCAGATCCTGGCGCGCTTCACCGGGCACAACCACCGCGCCCTGGCGCAGGCCTTCGGGGTGACCGAGCGCCACGTGTACTCCATCGTCGAGCGCCGCGGTCGGGAGGAGTTCGAGCGCCGGCAGGGCAAACTGCCCGGGCTGGACGCAGGCGGCGTTGCCGAGGGCAGATCGTGAAATCGGCCCGCCGTGCCGTTTGCGGGGCGCTGCCGCCCCGGATGCCTGCGCGCGAGGGCGTTCGTGGCGCCAGGGGCTTTTATAAAAAGGCGCAGGGGTGGCCGCGGTGAAATCGAACGCGGCCGATGCGCCCGACCTCACCGAACTGCTGTCGCTGTTCGCTCGCCTGCGCCCCGGGGCGCCCGCCAACTGGAGCACCCGCTACCGCATCGGGGTGATCCTGTCGAAGCACCTGGACGCCCACTGCACGCTGGCCGAGCTCGGCCGCGCGCTCGGGGTGACCCCGCAAAACGCGTACACTGAGTCGGTGCTCGCCCTGGGCACCCTGGTGTGCGCGCTGTATGTGCGCATGCACTTCGGCCGGTACCCGCTGCCGGCCGGAAAGCAATGAAGCGCTTCATTTAGCGCCCCCATCCCCGCGCGGACACAGTGCGGGGCATGGCTACCGCACAGCTTCCTCCCTCCATCGAGATCTTCCGCCCCGGTCGGCACATCGACGACGCGGGCGCGGTGCATGAATTCTCCGACGCCGACGTGGCCGGCATGGTCGAGGCCTACGACCCGGCCGTGCGCGAAGCGCCGCTCACCGTCGGCCACCCCGCGCACAACCTCCCGGCCTACGGCTGGGTGAAGCGCGTGGCGCGCAACGCCGCCGGCCGCCTGGTCGTCGATGCGCACCAGGTCGAGCCGCAGTTCGCCGAAATGGTGGCCGCCGGCCGCTTCAAGAAGCGGTCGGCCTCGTTCTACCCCCCGCAGCACCCCAACAACCCCAAGCCCGGCCAGTGGTACCTGCGGCACGTCGCCTTTCTGGGCGCGCAGCCGCCGGCCATTGCCGGGCTCAAGGACTTTGCCGACGACGACGCCGGCACCGTGAGCTTTTCCGAGGGCGAGCCGGGGCCGGCCGCCAATCCACCCCATCCCCCCCACCAGGAGCAATCCATGACGCAGGAAATCAAGGACGCGCAGGACCGCGCCGCCAAGGCCGAAGCCGACGCCAAGGCCGCCCTCGACGCCAAGACCGCGGCCGAGGCCGAGGCCGCCGCCGCCAAGGCGCAACTGGCGCAGTTCGCCGAACAGGCGCGCCGCGACCGCCATGCCGGCTTCGTGTCGTTTGCCGACGACCAGGTCAAGGCCGGCCGGCTGCTGCCCAAGGACAAGGACGCCGCGGTGGCCGTGCTCGAAACCCTGGCCGACGCTCAGCCGGTGAAGTTCGCCGAGGGCGGCGCCACCAAGGAAGTGCCCCCGGCCGAATGGCTCAAGGGCCTGCTCGCCGCGGCCCAGCCGGTGGTGAGCTTCGGCGAGTTCGCGCCCGGCACCGCCGCGCCCACCGCCGGCAGCGCCCAGGGCCTGTCCGATGCCGAGATCGACTCCCGCGCCCGCGCCTACGCCGCGCAGCACAAGGTGAGCTACGCCGAGGCGGTCTCCGCCGTCGCCAGCTTCACCGCCTGACCCCCCTATATAGAAGGACGCCGCCGCCATGATGACCCCCGCCGAGATCCGGCTGAAGCAGAACCCCATCCTCACCAACCTGCTGCTCGGCATGGGCCAGGGCAGCTACGTGGCCGAGCGCCTCATGCCGCGCCTGCCGCAGAGCCTGTCGGCGGTGACGCTGGCGCAGATGGGCGATGAGCGCTTCCGCCGCTACAGCCTGCGCCGTGCGCCGGGCACCGTGACCAAGCGCGTGAACATCAAGTACCAGGACAAGACCTACTCGGTCGACCAGTACTCGGTCGAGGTGCCGATTCCGCGCGAGCTGATCCGCGAGGCCGACGAGGCGCGCCGGCTCAACGTGGGCGCCAACCTCGACATCAGCCGCATCGCCATGACCACGGCCAACGACATCCTCGGTCTGGACTACGAGCTCGAGGTGGCCACGCTGGCCACCACCGTGGGCACCTATGCCGCGGGCCACACCCTGGCGCTGGCCGCCGGCACCAAGTGGAGCGCCTCGACCGGCACGCCGGTGACCGACATCACCGCCGCCAGCGAGATCATCCGCAAGAAGATCGGCAAGCGCCCGAACACGCTCACGCTGAGCGCGGACGGCTGGAACGCGCTGCGCTTCAACGAGCAGGTGCGCACCTACCTGCCCGACAGCCAGATGGGTCCGGCCACCAACGAGCAGCTCAAGAACATCTTGAACCTCGAGGAGATCCACGTCGGCGATGCGGTGTGGATCGACGACACCGACACCGGGCAGGACGTGTGGGGCAACAACGCGGTGCTGGCCTACGTGCCGCGCATCGGCGGCGCAGGCACCAGCGACATCAGCCTGGCCGAGCCCGGCTTTGCCTTCACCAACGTGCTCGAGGGCCACCCCTTCGCCGAGACGCCGTACTACGAGGCCGGCCTCAAGAGCTGGGTGTATGGCGCCACCTACGAGCGCCGCCCGAACGTGGCGTACAACACCGCCGCCTTCCTGTTTCAGAACCCGAAGTGAGGCGCGAGCACATGAGCCAGAACCTGATCGCCCATGTGTGCGTCGCCGGCGTCGCGCTGCTGCTCGACGGCGTGCGCGTCAACTTCCAGCCGGGCGAGACGCTGCCCGACGCGCTGCCGCTGACCGTGCTCGACGAGCTCGTGAGCCTGGGCGCGGTCGAGAAGCGCATTGCCGAACCGAACTCTTTCGTGAGCGAAGCCGCCGGCAGCAATGAGGCGGGCGCAGCCGGGGGCGCAATCCCCGGCACCCACACCTCCGCCGACGAAGGCTCGGGGGCCGCGGCCGAGCTTGCCGCGGCCCCTGCGACGGACGCCGCGGCGGAACCCGCCGTGCCCGCTGCCGGCAAGAAGAAGACCTGACCGCCACCACTTAGGAGCCCGCCATGGGACGCCAGTACGACAAGCAACACGCCGCCACCGTGGTGGCCACCGCCGCGATCGAGAAAGCCCGCTTCGTCGGCTTCGGCGGCGCGCACGCCACCGCCGCCGGCGGCACCTCGGCCGATTCGATGGGGGTGAGCGAGCACGCCGCCGCCATCGGCAGCACGGTGTCGGTGATCACCGGCTACAGCGCGCTGGTCGAGGCCAGCGCCCCGATCGCCGCCCACGCCTTCGTCAAGCCCGCGGCCGACGGCAGCGGCAAGGCGGCCGTGGGCAGCAACACCGACCACTGCGGCAAGGCGCTCGAGGCTGCTACCGCGGCCGGGCAGATGATCGAGGTGGTGTTGTACCGCCACCTGCACGCGTAACGCGTAGCCCCGAGGAGCCGACATGCCCAGCTTCATCTTCAACAGCGCCGTCCGCGACGAAGCGACCGGCGCCATCGACTACGACACCGACAACTTCAAGGTCATGCTGCTCACCGCGGCTGCCGCACCCAACAAGGACACCTGGGCCAAGCGCAGCGACGTCACCAACGAAGTCGTCGGTGCCGGTTACACCGCCGGCGGTGCCGCAGTCGTCGTGGCAGTAGGCGCGGTCGACGCCGCAAACGACCGTGTCGACATCTCGCTCGGCGGCGCGACGTGGGCCAACGCCACCATCACCGCGCGCTACGCGGTGTACTACAAGGCGCGCGGCGGCGCGGCGACGGCCGACGAGCTGGTGGCGGTGAATGACTTTGGCGCCGATGTCGCCAGCACTGCGGCCGCCTTTGCGCTGGAAGCATCGACCTACCGCAAGCAGAACTGACGCCATGGCCGGCGTGCAGTTGGCGCTCTACAAGCCGCACCGCGCGATGGACATCGGCGGGCGGCTTATTTGTTTTTGGACCCGCAGCCGGTACTCGCACGTCGAGGTGGTCATCGACGGCATGTGCTACAGCAGCAGCCTGCGGGATGGGGGGGTGCGGAAGAAGGTTATCGACTTGGACAGGCCGCACTGGCGTGTCATCCCGATCACGTGGCGTGACGACGAGGCTGCGCTGCGGATGTTCGAGCGGTACAACGGCCAGCCCTACGGCTACTGCGACCTGATCGCGCAACATGTGCTGCGCCTGCCCATCGATGATCCCGGCCTGCTGTGCTCCGAACTGTGCGCGCTGATGCTTGGATTGCCGGAATCGACGGCGCGGGGGATGAGCCCTGGGGCGCTTGTGGATTACGTTGAAATGAGGAATGCAAAATGACGGCTGACGAAATCCGCGCCGCAATTGCGGCGGACCCCGAACTGCAGGCGTTGGTGCCCGATACCGTGGCCATCGCCGCCGCGCTGTCCGCTGGCCGCACCCGCTGGAAACACACCGAAATCGGCGTCGGCACGATCATCGAAGTGCTCGGCCTCGCCGACGCAAATCCAGTGCTCGACACGCTCTATGCCTCGCCCGACTACCGCCACGTCAAGCCGCTGCTCGACCAGGGCCGACTGCGCCTGGATGTCGTCGCACAGGCCGGGATGCTGCAACCGCTGGTCACGGGCGAACTGCTCACACAAGCCCAGCTCGACGCGCTGATTGCCCGCGCGAAGGAGGCCGATCCGGTCGATGAGTACGCCGTGCGCGTTGCGGTCTACGACGATGACGGCTCACTGAGGGTATAACAATGGCGCTCACGAAAAACGGCACCACAATCATCGCCAGCGCATCCAATGCGGCAGGCGCAACCACGCGCGGAACGATCGACCTCTCGGCAGTTTATGGCGGCATCGTGACGATCAGAATCATCAACGGCGCGACCGGCCCCACTGCGCAGTGCGAAGGGCGCGTGCTGATTTCGCACGCCGACACGCTGCCAACTGCGGCCAGCGCTGGCGCTGACTGGAAAACCATCTGGCGCTTCGGCGGCGGCACGACAAACAGCGCGATCACCGAGCAGAGCTTCCAGTTCGGCCCGGAGGTGCGGCACCTGGAAGTCGAGTTCGCTGGCAACACAGGGCAGGCCGTGACGGTGGAGGCCATCGCCTCTACCTACACGGTGTAAGACGTGTCCGTGATCATCGTCCCGCGCCGTCACTACGCCCAGCCGCAGGGGCGGGTGCAGCTAGACCAGTCAAGCACGTACGTGTCCAGGGCTGGGCTCATATACGCCCCGTCTCTCGATAGAGATTTGGCAAAAGGGGCGCTCGCGACTCTTGAGGATGGGGTCGTACTCGGGGCGGGTCAGTACGGGGTTTCAGTCACGACGGCAACAATGCGCGGGATTACATTCGGCAGCGGGGTTCCGAAACCGCTGTCAGGAGGGGATTGGACCGTGCTCGCCCTCGCGAGGCCTGCCCCGAGCTACAACGTGGCGTATACCCCCGCGTTTAGCCAGCGGAGGGTAAGCCCGAATAAACAGTGCGGGTTCTTATTCAACTCGTATGGAATTTCCGCGTCCGGGGCATCAGGAAAAATTGAGGTTTTTGCTTTTGACGGATCGTCTATCCCGTTCTGCACCAGCACATCTGGAAATGTAGTCGATGGGGAGTGGCATGTATTTGCGGCGCGCATGTCTGGTGCCATCGGTCGGCTGTATAGAGACGGGCAAGTCCTGTCGAGCACGCAATCCGGCACGAGTGTCGGTAACTGGTATGACCCGGCGCAGGAAGTCGTGATAGGGCGGCTGGGTTCGGCGTATGAGTCCGGTCTGGCTACCCCTTTTTCCCTTGTGGTGGCATGGGACAGAGCACTCAGTGATGCCGAAGTCGCGGCAATATCCGCAAATCCCTGGCAACTCTTCCGCGCCGACCCCGTTCGCATTTACAGCCTGCCCAGCGGCGCCATCACGCTCAACAGCCTGACCATGAGCGCCATCACGCAGACGACCGCGCGTGCAACGCTATCCGTGACGAGGTGACGGCATGGCAACGTTCTACCTCGTCATCCAGCGCGACACCGGTGAGGGCGTTCCCGCATCGGCCCCGACTTGGGCGAGAGCCGACATCGGCACGAACTCCGGCTGGACCGCTGGCGCAGGCGGCACGATCGTCTATCACGACGCCGACACGGACCCCAGCAGCGGCTCGACGTACCAGTTCGACCCCGATGCGACCGGGCTGACTGCAGACACGGCGTATGTGTCCTACGCAGTGTGGGACGACGGCAGCACGACTGTGGGGCCGGTTACGGCGGCGTGGACGACGAATGCCGGCAGCGCCGCCACGGCATTCGGCGCCACCATTGCGTGCGCGTCTGTCCTTTCCCCCGGTGCGGCCTCGGGTGCGGCTGCGATTGCAGGGGCCTTTGCGTCGTGTGCGGTATCGCTGGCCGTGGCCGGTGCACCGGCCGCGGCAGGGGCCGCCGATGGGAAGACGCTCTCTGTCGCGGCCGAACTGATACCGGGGCATGCAGCAGGCGCGGCATCCGGCGGCGGCGCTACGCTGATCGCTGCGGCAGCGCTTGTGCCGAGCGCCGCCGCCGGACAGGCCGCCTGCTCCGGCGCAACTGTTTTTGTTGGCGGCGCTCTCGTGGCGGGCGCGGCAACCGGATCCGCAGTCTCCAATGGGCACGTCGTTACGCAGGCCGTCACGCTGATTCCCGGCGCCGTCACGGCCGGCGGGGGCATCGATGCGCCCGGCGCGATCATTGTCGCTGCAGCGTCGATTGCCCCAGGGGTGGCGACGGGCGGGGCTGCGCCCGCAGGTGCAGTGCTCGCATCGGCGGTCGGTCTCATCTCCGGCGCCGCCGCGGGGGCCGCAGCGGCCAGCGGGTCCGCGCTTTCGCTTGGCGCAAGCCTGTTGCCCGGTGCGACAGCCGTGGGGCTCGGCGCGGCGGCGCCGGGCGCCACCGTCGTCGCGCTCGCCGGCCTCGCCGCAGGCGCAGCAAGCGGCGCAGCGAGCGTGCCGGCGCATGCCTGGCAGACCGTCCTGGCCTGGATCACTGGAACGGCGACCGGGGAGACCGCCGCCGATCCAGCTGGCACCGCCCCCGGCGCCGCCTTCGCCGCCTTCCTCGCCCTGATCGTCGGTGAGGCCTCCGGCGTCGAATTGGATGACTACCCCATGAAATACGCCACCCTCGCCGACATGGTCACCCGCTTCGGGCAGACCGAACTGGTGCAGCTCACCGACACGCTGCACCGCCCGCCGAGCACGATCGACACCACGCGCGTGCAGATCGCGATCCACGATGCGCAGATGGAGGTCGACAGCGCGATCGGGCGCATCTACCGTCTGCCCTTGGCGGGGTGCGTACGCCCGCCGGTGCCCCCTGCGACCGAGCCGTCTGTTGTGGCGCCGCCCCAGCTCACCCGCCTGACGTGCGACATCGCACGCTATTTCCTGTACGACGACGCAGCCCCCGAGAACGAGGTGGTGCGTCGCTACAAACAGGCCCGGGCCACGCTGGACGACCTTGCCAGCGGCACCCTGCAGCTCGCGTGCCCCTGGGGCGGTTCGCCCGGCGAATTGATCGCCGCCGATGCCCAGTCGGGCAGCGCCGAGGTGTACGACTTCTTCGCCCCGCGCCAGATCACAGACGACGCCCTGCGCGGCTTCTGATCCCTTCTGCCGGCCCCCCGGCCGGCACGCTCGATCGAGCATCCCCGCGCGCCGCCATGCTCCGCGCAATCTGATCGGCCGCCTCTGCCGACAATGAACCCCTTCATTTGGCGCTCCGGGCGCATGAGGACGAAGATCGCGGCACATCCACTGCCCGCGACCTGCGACCGATCCCATGCTGGCCCGCGCTCTCTCCCTTCGTTTCACCCCTCCTGCTGCCACGGGTTGCTGCTGATGGCCGCCGAGCCGATCGACTTCATGGCGCTCGAGCCGCTGTTGCTCGACCGCCTGCGCGCCGCGCTGCCGGCGCACGTGCATGTGCTGGCGGCGCGCGACCTGGCGGGGCTGACCGAGGGCACCCAGCTCACCCCGGCGGTGCATGTGTTGTACCGCGACTACCGCCCGGGCCGCGCGCCCGCGAGCGGATGGGAGGAGCTGGATCAGCTCTGGCTCACCGTGATCGCCGTGCGCAACGTGAGCACGCTGTCCACCAACGAGGCCGTGCGGGCCGATGCGGGCCCGTTGATGGGGGCGGTGATCGGCGCCCTGGGCGGATGGCGGCCGGACCTGCGCGGCTACAAGCCGCTGAGCCTGGATGGGGCGCCGGCCGCCGGCTATCGCGCGGGGTTCGGCTACTTCCCGCTGGGATGGCGCGCGCCGATGCGAGTGCGTGCGGCCTGCACAGGAGAGCCGTAACGATGAAACGCTGAGCGCCGACCTGAATGCATGCCGGCCGCGCCGCAGCGGCGCGATGCCTAGCAACACCCCCCGACCGCAACCATGGAGACCCCGAGATGACGCGGATCAAACTGAAGTCGGCCCATACCCATGCGGGCCGCAAGTACCCCGCCGGCGCCGAGCTGACGATGCCGGCGCCGCAGGCCGACTGGCTGATCGGCATTGGCGTGGCCATGCCCGCCCCCCCGCCTGCCGCGGGCGATGAAGCCCCGGCGAAACCCCCGAAAGCCAAGGAGTAACGCATGAACCAGAACACCCCGATCATTTGGGACGGGCAAGGGCCGGTAATGATCGGTCGCTACGACCCGATCAATGGCACGCCCGACATGGGCTATCTCGTGGATCTGTACCGCATCGGCTGCGGCACCTCGTCGCTCACCACGTCGCTGTCGGTCGAGAAGGCGCGGATCGCGGAGAGCTGCTCGGGCCAGCGCCTGACCCTGAAGGAGCGCACCACGGGCAAGAGTCTTTCCGTCTCGCTCTCCATGGTGCAGTTCTCGGGCCGCACCCTCGCCGCCGCCTTCTATGGCGACGCCGTGCTGCAGGCCGCGGGCACGGTGACCTCCGAAGTCCTGCCCCAGCTCGCCGTCGGCGACTACTTCACGCTGCGCCACCCCGACGTGACCAACGTCGTGATCGAGGACAGCACTGCGGTGACCCCGCTCGTGTACGTCCTCGATACGCACTATGCGATCGAGGACGCGAAGCACGCCCGCTGCCGCCTGATCGCGCACCCCGCCGCCCACGTCGAGCCGGTCAAGGTCGATTACAGCTACGGCGAATACACCAACATCGCCGCATTCGCGACGACGAACGTGGAGCGCGGGGTGATCTTCAATGGCGTCAACGACGACGGCCAGCGGGCACGCATCGTGATCCCGCGCGTGAGTCTTGCGATGGGGGGCGATTTCTCGTGGCTCGGCGACGACGAGGCGTCGCTGGAACTGAGCGGCGAGGCGCTCTTCGTGAGCGAGATGCAGTCCGACGCCGACTACGGCGGCTTCATGCGGATCAGCTTGATCTGATCCAGCCTCGCAGGGCGCTCGTGATCCAGGCGGGCGCCCACACCGGCAAGGCTGTGTCGATGCCCCGGCAGCGCTAGGCGGGGCTTACGACATGGCCTGGCCGATCAGGTCCAGCACGGCCAGCACGACGCCCAGGCCGAGCGCCAGCAAGGCGCCGGTGATGGCCCAGCCCGCACAGCCCAGGCTGACCAGGAACAGCAGCAAGGCCAGGGCGAAGCATTGAAGAGATAAGCGCGTCATGGCGAACCCGATCGAAACCAACGTCGTCATTAAAGTGGACACCGCCGGCGATGGCAAGCTGGCGGCGCTGTCGCGCGAGGTGGCCGGCCTGGGCGAGGGGGCGGGCGATGCGGCGCCCGAGTTTCAGCGCCTGGCCGAGGAGATCGACGGCCTGGCCGCGAAGGAGCGCTTGGTCGGCGCGTTTGCCGAGGCCAAGCGCGAGACGGTGGCCTACGCCGAGGCGCTGCAGACCGCACAGGCGGCCACGCGCGCCGCGGCCCAGGAGCTACGGGCCAAGCAGGCGACGCTCGCTGCAGCCACTACGGCCGAGCGCGAGGCCGCAGCGGCGCTCGGCGAAGCCCGCACGCGTCACGACGAGCTGAAGGTGTCGGTGGCCGCCGCCGCGGCCGAGCTCAAGTCCCTGCGCGCTGCTTCGAAGGCGAGCGGCGCCGACACCGCCGAGTACGCCGGCCAGATCCGCGAGGCGCGGACACGGCTTGCGGAGCTGCGCAAGGAGAGCGCGACCGTCGGGCAGGCCGTGCGCACGCTCGCCGGCGATTACCGACCAACGGCGCAAGCACTCAAGGAAGCCGGGAGTGCGGCCGACAAGGCGCAGCGCGCGTTCGAGCAGAACCGCCACGAGGCCGGCCGCGCCAAGACGGCCTACGAGGCGCAGCGCCTGGCGCTGCACAACACCCGCCAGGCGCTGGCCAGCGCGGGCATCGCATCGACCGATCTGGCCGGCGCCCAGGTGCGCCTGGCGGGCAGTGCGCAGCAGGCGGCGCAGCGCGCCGGGGAGTTGCGCGCTCGCCTGGCAAGCGTAGGCAGCACTGCCCAGGCGGCAGGCGCACAGACGGAAAAGGGGTTTTCGCAGGCGGCAAAGGGGGTGCGCTCGATCTCCGAGCAGCTCTCGACCGTGCAGTCGCGCCTGCTGCAGTTCGCGGGGGCGCAGCTCGGCCTGCAGACCGCAATCGACCTGGGGCGCACTGCGGACGAGTACGCCAACCTCGGCGCCCGCATCGACCTGGTCAACAGCAGCCAGGCGGGGTTCAACCTCACCCTGGCCCAGACCGCCGAGCTCGCCCGGGCGACATACTCGGGGCTCGAGAGCACCACCGGCCTGGTCGGCGCACTCGCGCGTGCCGGCGAGGAGGTGGGCCTGACGCAAGAAGGCGTTCTCCGCCTGACCGAGTCCATCAACAAGGCCAACCAGGTCTCGGGCGCGTCGGCGGCCAGCGCGGACGCCGCCCTCACACAGCTGATCCAGGGCCTGCAGTCGGGCACGCTGCGTGGCGACGAGTTCAATTCGGTGATGGAGCAATCGCCACGCCTGGCAAAGGCGCTGGCCGACGGACTGGGCGTGCCGATCGGCGCCCTGCGCGCAATGGCCGAGCAAGGCAAGCTCACCAGCGAGGTGGTGATCTCGGCATTGCAGTCGCAGGCGCGCACCATCGACGCGGAGTTCGCCAAACTTCCGCTGACCATTGGCCGCTCGCTCACCAACCTGTCGACGAACTGGACGCAGTTCATCGGCGAGCTCGACCAGGCGAACGGGGCTTCCGCCACCGTGGCGCGTGCCTTGGAGGGTGTCGCCAACAACCTCGACGACATTGCCAAGCTGGCTGTCGTGGCCGGCGAAGTGGGGCTGGCGGTGTTTGCCGCCAAGCTGATCCCACAGGTGACCAAGTTTGGCGCCGAAGCCCTGGCGGCCACCAAGGGGGTGGGCGGGCTGCGCGCCGGCCTGGCCGCATTACCAGGGACGGTGAAGATCGCCCTTGCGGTGGTCGGCTACGAAGTGCTGACCACGGTGGGTAAGGCCATCGGCGAAACCGTCGCGAGCTGGGGCGAGGCGGGCGATGCGATGCGGCGCGCCGAGCAGACCATGCGCGAGGCCACGCGCGGCATGATCGCCAACGGTCAGACGCTCGCCTACCAGAACGAAGCCTACCGCAATGCGGTGGTGCTGACGGCGGGCGAGGTCGCGCGCCTGTCCGAGGCCGAGCGCACGGCGTACTTCGAGCGCCTGGACGGCGCCCGCAAGTACTACGCGGGCGCGCAGATGGCCATCCAGGGCGCCAAGGAGTTCGGCATTGCGAGCGAGTTCTCGGCCGAGCAGACGGCGGCCGGGATGAAGCGGGCCCGCGAAGGGATGGCCGCGTTCGAGGTCGGCGTGCGGATGAGCCGTGCCGAGATCGAGGCGCTGCTGTCCGTCGATGCGTCGCTCTTCATCGCGCAGTTCGACGAGCTCGCGGCCAAGGGGAAGGATGCAGCCGCAGCCCTGCAGGAAGTCGGCAAGGGGTTCGACGCCAGCGCGCTCGAGAGCGTGCAAGGTTTCAGCCAGGCGCTGGTCGAGCTCAAGAACACCGGGAAGATCTCCGCCGACGAGATGGGGGCCGCGTGGCAGCAGGCACTTGCCAAGCTCGACGGTGCGCAGCTGAACCAGTTCATGATCACCGCCCAAGCCGCGTTCGGAGAGTCTCAGCGCGATGTCGAGGCGCTGGCGGCCGCAATGGACGGGGCGTTGCGCGCGAGCATTGCCGCCACCGGGCAGGACTTTGCGCAGCTCTCATCCGGGATATCGAGCGGCGCGCAGTCGGCTCTTGGGCATCTGGCCACGCTCGAGGCCGGGTTCGACAAGCTGAAGGCCGCGGGTGTCGATACCAACGCTGCGCTCATCGGCGCGATCGACTTTGCGGTGGAGGCTGGCGATTCCGCCGCGGCCCTTACCGTGCTGCGCCAGGATGTCGAGCGCCTGGGACGTGAGGGAAAGCTCTCGGCTGACCAGGTTGCGGAGGCAATCGAGAAGATCGGCAAGAAGGCCGACGAGGTGCAACCTGGTATCAACTCGGTGGAAGAGGCTTTCCGCAAGCTGGGGGTGACGTCGCAGCAGCAGATGGACCGCGCGGCCACAGAGGCGAAGCGGGCGTTCGAGGTGATTCGGAACTCGGGCAAGGCGACGGCGGAGGAGCTCCAGGCCGCGTTCACCGCCTACGCCGAGCAGGCGGTGGCGGCCAATGGCGGCGTGGCCGATGCGACCCTGAAGGCCCAGGCGTCGGCGCTGGGCCTGGCGGTGGAGGTCGACAAGACCGGCAAGGTGATCGTGCAGACGATGGCCGAGGCGGCGTTCGGCGTGAAGGGCGCCGACCAGGCGCTGAAGGATGCAGCCGGCAGTGCGGGCGAGCTCGGCGAGGCGGCGAAGGATGCCGGCAAGTCGATGGTGGAGGCCGCGCGCGAGCAGAACGCGGCGGTGAAGTCGGTGACGGTGTCGCTGGTGGATGCGACGACGGCGCAGAGCCGCTATGCGGATGAGGCGAAGCGGGTGGCGTCGGCGGTCTACAACAGCGCGCTCGACCAGGCGAACTCGTTCCGCGCGAGCGCGGGGGCAATCGACGGTGCGCGTGCGGCGGCACGGCTCTACATCGAAGAGATGGAGCGCCTGGACGCCAGGCAGCAGGAGTTCAGCAGCAACGCGGCCGAGGGCGTGGAGCAGCTGCGCCTGCGGCTGCTGGAGCTGAACGGGACCGAGGAGCAGATCGCCAGCGCGCGCCAGTCGCGCGACCAGGCCGAGGTGCTGCGCACGATCGAGCTGACGCGGCTGGATCTGCGCCGGGCCGAGCTGCGAAAGGATGCGGGCGAGGTGGAGCGGCTGCAGCGCGAAATCAATTTGCTGCAGGAGCAACTTGGGCTGATCGATCAGATCTACCGCGCGGAGCGGCGCAACCGCAGCAATGCGGCGTCGACGGCGGGTATGGGCGGCGCGGGGGCGACCTCGAGCGGCTCGGCGGCTGGCGCGGGGGTGCAGGCGGCGGCGCCGTCGCAAACCTTCGGTGCCAAGCAAACCACACTCAACATCAATCTGCCGGGCTCGGGCATCTTCTCAGGCGACCGGGCGAGCCTGGAGGCTTTCGCCCGCCAGCTCGGGCCGGTGATCACGGATCTGCAAAGGAAAGGGGCGCTGTAAATGTCGATCTCGGTGAACCGGATCCTCTCGAACAAGGACAACCGCGTGTCGGCCGCGACGCTGACGGCGAGCGCACAGCGCGCCAGCGACGACGTGCGCCTGGTGGCGCAGTCGCGCCAGGGCGGCGGCCGGCTGGTGGTGAGCGGGAGCTATACGGGCGCGGCGGATACGGTGGTGGATGTGGAGGTGGTGTCGGGCTTGGGCGGGGCGCTGATGCCGTCGGCGCCGGTGATTCGGGGCGTGGGCAATGGGGTGCTGTCGATCGACGCGCTCGATGTGTCGGCGGTGCCGGAGTCGCTGACCTTTGCGCTGCTCGACGCGGGCACGGAGCCCGTGCCCGCGGCGCTGGAATTCTACGGGGCGGCGCTTGTGGCGCGGGCCACCGGCGCGGCGGGCAACGCGCTGTCGCTGTCGGTGACGCGCAATCTGACGCTGACGCCGATGCAGTACGCGACGCTCGAGCCGATTGCGGCCGGAACGGACAGCCTGGAGGGGCCGCAGTGGGACTGGGGCCAGCCGGCGGCGACGGACGCGGGCATCCCGGATGCGGCGCTGCGGGTGCAGTTCGAGGGCTTTCCGGCGGTGCATCGGGCGTGGAAGACGTGGGAGGGCGGCCGGTTCGTGTATCGGCTGGATCCGGCGACGGCCTACGAGATTCCGGCGGATGTGCGGCTGCTCCAGGTCGCGGGCGACTACGCGCTGTCGCTGACGGATGGCGTGAGCACCGAGGTGTATGCGGCGGTGACGATCTACGACTTCTTGAGCCAGGTGGAGGCGCGCAGCGCGCTGGCGCGGGTGCGCGGCCTGGTGGCACGCGATACGGCGCCGGGTGGCATGGCGGTGACGGATATCCCGCTGCGCACCGATGCGCATGCGCTGCCGGCGACGGGCGGCGTGGTGGAGGTGGTGGAGGTGGCGCCGACGGCGCCGACGGAGAACCTGACGCTGACGTATGCGGGCCAGGGGGCCGGGCTGTGGTCGGTGCGCGGCGGGGTGTCGGGCGAGCTGCCCGCCGCGGTGGCCGGTGATCTGTATACGAGTGGTCCAGTGCGGTTCCGCATTCCGCTCCCTACGAGCAATGCGGAGGGCGCGCGCATCAGCAGCGTGGTGAGCCTCGTCGCGCGAGAGGAGGACGAGGGACTCCCAGGGTTGTGCTTCAAGCCGCTGATGCTGGGTGCGGCGGCGAAGGACAAGAGCATCACGTACACGTACCGCAAGCGCCCGCCGGCCGATTGCGTGTGCGACGACTTGCCGGCGCTTAACCTCTCGGGCGCATGCCTGGGGCTGGATGTGGGAGGTACAGGTATGGCACTCGATGCGGCGTATCAGACGCGGCTGGTGCAGTTGTATGCGTGGCGGGCTGGGTTCGTCGAGACCAATACAGGGATCAAGCAGAGCACGAGCGAGGCCGATCGCGTGTTCTCGGATCGGACGGATATCGAGATCGCAGATCAGACTGTGCGCGCGCTGGCGAGCTGTCTGTCGGAGATCTACGAGGACGCGGGTGCTCTGGCTCAGTGGGATGCGTACTGGGCTGGTCTGCAGACCGATCTGGACCGCTACGAACTGCTGGGCGGGGCGCCGATCAGCGCCCCGCAGTACCTGCCCGGGCTGTCGATCCGGACGATCCAGCCGTCCTCGTCTGAGTCGTCGATCTCGCTGCGCTATATCCGCTCGTCGACGAAAACGGGGCGGCTGTATCGGATCCTGGGGGTGCCGTACGCCTATGACTCCAGCTCGCCGCCGGAGTCGCTGGGGGCAACCGAGCCGAACTGGGTGGGATCCGGCCCGTGGGTGGACAGCACGACGCCATCGATCTCGTACGAGGCGCAGCCGTACTACTGGAAGGCATCGCAGGCGGTGGCGCTCGGCGACAAGATCGATCCCGGTACGGGCTATTTCTATGTGGTCAAGACGGCCGGCGCGACGGGCACGACGGAGCCGACATGGCCGACGGAGGCCGGCGACATCACGGACGGCACGGCAGTCTGGGAGCTGGCCGAAGGGCGCACGAGGATCTATGCATGGACCGGCGACGATTCGTGGCCGCGGCTCGTCGGCTCGCTGATGGACCACGTGCGTGCGTTGGCGGGCATCGTCCCAAAATCTAACGCCAGCAGCGCAGCGAGCGGGGGCAGCTGCTGGCGTGATGTTCCGGACGCTACCCATTGGTGGGTGGACGAGTCCGGCGAGTATCTCCCCGCATTCACGAATCAGCCGTACGTGGCGTCGGTGCTGGGGTGTGACGGCACCCCGGCATCGAGCCAGGAGTTCGGGTTCGGCATCGTTACGGCCTGCGAGCACCGCCTCAAGGACGGCGACAAGTTCACGATCACGATCCGCGGGACCGGGCTCGCGGGCTACAAGCAGGGCGACAAGATCGTGATCCCCGTGGTGGCGGCGAGCAACGCGCCTTTCGTCGGGGGCGCGCCCGGAGATCCGACGCAGACGTGGACGGTGCGCGGGACGGTGTCGGGCGCCCTGCCGGATTGGTCGTTCAGCCCGGCCGCCCCGGCGCAGTACGTGGCCGGGCCGGTGACCGCATCGCTGGCGCCGGGGGGGATCCCGTTCGAGCCGGGCGATGCGATCGACGTGTCGATCGAGGGCGGGTCGCTGCGCTGGCGGCGTGACGGTGGGGCCTGGACGGTGGGCGATATTTTCGGGGTGACCCACGCGCTGGGCGATGGGCTGAACCTGGCGGCGGTATCGGGCGCGGCGCCGAGCTTTGTGGCCGGCGACTCGGCGAGCTACAAGGCGGTGGCGACGTACGGGACGAGCAGGATGCGCCAGCCGCGCATCGGCCAGGGCTTTGCGTGGTCCGGAGATGCGGTGACGATCGACGTGGATCTGCTGGCGGTGCACGACGTGGATGCGGTGCTGCTAGGGCTGCACACGCTGCCGGCCGGCTGCGCTGTGACGATCTCGGGCGGCGTGGCAGCGGTCGGCGAATGGACGGCGACGCCGGCGTGGCATGCATCGGCGGTGCTGGCGGTGCTGCCGGCCGGTACCGCGGCGCGCTATCTGCGGGTCGTGGTAACGGGTGCCGGCGCGGGCGGGTCGATCGGCTGGCTGTGGGCCGGCGTGGGTTGGCAGCCGAGCGTGGGGGCGTCGGATCTGACGATGCGCAGGCAGTACGGCCTGGCGCGCGGCCATGGCATCAACCCGGCGGCGCTGTACCGCGGCCGCGGCACGGGCGGGGCGTGGCGCTGGGAGCTCGACCAGGGCGGCGCGCTGATCGGGGCCAACGTCGACGCGCTGCTGGCGCTGGTGGATCACTCGGCAGAGCAGGGCATGGAGCCGGTGTGCATCGTGCCCGACGTGCGGGTGCCGGCGCGCGCGGCGATCGCGGTGGTCGATGCGGACGAGATCGTGCTGACCGAGCACATGGGCTGGCAGGCCGAGGGCGTGGCCGAGCCGATGGTGTCGGTGGAGCTCCCGTTCAGGGCGGTCCTGGCGTGAGGGCGCAGCTGCGAATCGAGACGGTGCCGCCGGTGGTGCTCGATGTGCTTGAGACCGGCGCCGAGCGCGCTGCGCTGAACGGCGAGGTGCCGAGCGTGGCCGTGGTGCTGGACAACGCGCGCGGCGAGGCGGCCGCGCGGCTGGCGGTGCCGCCGCTGCGGGCGCGGGCGCAGCTGCTGGTGGATGGGGTAGCGGTGTTCGTGGGCTCGGTTCAGGCGGTGACGCTGGCCGACGTGGCGACGCTGTCGCTGGAGGGCTGAGCGGTGATGCGACTGCTGTCTGACGTGCTGCCGCTGCGCGTGGCGGCGGATCTGCCGAAATACCGCGCGGATGCGGCCTCGCGGGTGCTGCCGTGGGTGTATGGCCGCGTGACGCTGGCCCCGGTGCCGCTGGATGAGGCGGGGTTGGAGTGGCTGGTGGCCGATCATCCCGTGGTGGCTGTGGAGGCGGTGCGCGCCGCGGGCAAGGCGCTCGACGGCTGGCAGCTGGTGCAGCGACTGGACGAGACCGGCCGCGCGATCTCGACCGTGCGCGTGACGCGCGCGCCCGAGGCCGAGCTCGCGGTGCAGGTGGTGGGCCGGCGCGACGACACGAGCGGCGCTCTGCTCGAGCACCCGGCGGCGATCGCGGCGGATCTGCTGCGGCGCTGCGGGTGGTCGCCGGCCGCGGATGCGTTCCAGGGGCTGCGGGACGATTTCCCGGGCCTCGCGCTCGGGATGGTGTTCGCCGAGCGCGACACGCGGGTGCGCGCGGCGATCGCGCAGGTGATCGAGCCGCTGGGCGCGGTGTGGGTCGCGGACCCGCCGACCGCGCGGCGC